TTTAGATTCCGACTCCGAAATGCAATAAGCTTATTCCTGCAACAGGAGTTGGAGGAGCTGAATAGCCACCAGAATCCGCTCCTAATGCGGCGAGACCTTCACGTGACAAACTTAAATTCGCAGTTGTTGCTGCTGTTGTAGCATCTGTAGAAAAAACTAGTTTGTCAGCTATGCTAGTGTATGTCCCACTGTTCCCCCCACAAAAAAACCCTTTTGAACCTCCATCTGATGTTCCTGCTAAAAAATATCTTGCTGTTGTTAAATTTGCGGTTGTTGCGGCAGTGGTCGTATCGGTTGAAAATATCGTCTTATCTGCTGTCGCTACAATTGCGCCAGAATCACCGCCAGCCGCATAACACTTTGTAGACCCTTCCGAGCAAGCTCCCATTCCTATTCTTGCTACGGACAAATTTGCAGAAGATTGTGCTGATTGACTGTCTGTAGAGAAGGTATACTTTCTGGCGTCTGAAATAACCAAAAGAGTGAAACCAAGCGTATCTAAACTATATCCTCCAAAATAGTATCCTTTTGTTGATCCAGCCCATGCACAAGCTGCGTGAGATCCATACTTTTCTGGAAGATCCGCTGAGGTTTGTGCGGCAGTGGTGTCGCTGGAAAAAGTTATCTTATCTGCGGTCTTGACTATAATTATGGGAATCGTATTTTCGTCAGTAACCCCACCAATAAAATATCCTTTTGTAGATCCTTCTGTTAATCCAGCAGCATAATATCTTGCTGAAGACAAGTTTGCTGAGGTTTGTGCGGCGGTGGTGTCGCTGGAAAAAGTTACTTTATCTGCGGTTGTCACTATGCCTGTGGTGTTTGAAGAAGTAGAATCACCGCCAGCTAAATAGCCTTTTGTCTCTCCTTCAGAAACACCAGAGGCATGTCGTCTAGCAACGCTTAAATTTGCTGTTGTTGCTGATACAGTGGTGTCGGTTGAAAACGTTAATTTATCTGTTCTGTTTGTTGGAGATGTCGCAGTAAATCCGCCTGCAAAATAACCTGTTGTTGTAGCCAATTTTCCTCCAATTTTTGTATTTTAATTATTTATTCATAATCTGACAAATAATATATGTTGCAATTTTTATTTATGTAGTTTTTGCTTCCTCCTTGCGTTAAAAACCAATGCCAATTCTTAGGCTTTTCTGGATTTATGCTATCTCCAAATCCATCTGTAATGACAAAAACGGCATTTGGATATTTGGTTTTTTTTAATTTTATTTCATTTTGTATTTTTTCTTCTAGTATTTTGAAGCTAGTTCCTCCACCACCATATATTTTATTGCTTTTCATATCTACACCCATTACATGGGTGCTAAATGTAAACAATCTAACATCAAATTTGTTTTTAGGAAGACTTTTTGCTGCATTAAAGAATCTTTCTTTTAAATGAATGCAAGATCCCGATGCATCCAAAAAGAACCACAAGTCTATTTTGTCTTTTGAAGCAAAAAAATCGTCTATTTCTATTTCGCTTGGAAGCATCAAATCGCCTTGAAGCGTTGAAATTCTTCTGTTTTTTCTATACCACTGTTCTTTTATTATGTTTTCGTCTTTTATTTTCCAAACTGTCCATTTTTTTATTACTGTTTCCCATTTTTTTTTCTGTTCGACTTTCTCGTTTTTTATTGCAACCCAACTTCCAGATAAAAATCCAGGAATTTTATTTTCATCTATATGTTTTTTTATTTTATCGTATAGAGAAGACTTTTCTTCTTCGTTCAAATCTATTTTATCATAATCTTTGAATAAGTTGCTGTGATCATCCACTGTTTTTGGAGAAGAAGAGAAGTCTTCTCCAATTCCTCCATCTCCATATTGCTCTTTAAATAAATCCAGGTAATATTCGAAGCATTCATTGGTGGGAGGCGAAGGCTTTTTATCTTTGAAGATTGTATCAACCCAACAATATTCGTCGCTGTTTTCGATTTCATTTCTAACAAATCCAAATTTAGATACAAGCATGTGATTTATAACCACATCTAAGCAAGAATTTATGGCATATTTTGATATAGATTTGTTGGTCGCTCTTTTCCCATGATTTAAAATAATGTGCATCATCTCATGGCATATTACAAACAATTTTTTATTTAAACTGCAATTTTTCCAAAAGTCTTCATTGAAAATGAACTCTAAATATTCTCCATTTTCATCAAAAGCAATAGCTGCGGTGTCTATTTCTTTTGTGATTCTTGGTTTTCCTACTTGCCATAATTTGTAAAAAACAGAATGGTGTTTTTCTAATTTATTGTTTATTTTAATCCATTCTTCTTGCTCTATTTCCACAATTAAATCTCCTTAATGCCAAACTGCAAGTCTAAAACTCTCGAAAGCTCCTCGTCTTCTTTGCTTGTTTCTGTAAATTCCGTCCTTATTCTTTTGGCAAGAGATGGGTTGGCATTTGATCTAACAATGCTTTTACAAATTTTGTAAAAATAATCGTTGTTTTTTGAATCTGAAACAACCTCTTTAAAAACTGAATTGTTTTCTTGCATCAGCTTTGAAAGCCTTTCAGGTTCAATCAATGGTAAAAAGTATTTTCTTAACGTTGCTGATTTCAGGATTACGTTTATTGATGCATCATAATTGTTGTTCGATTCCAAAAAAACCTTTGCTTCTTCTTTCTTGTCATTCTTCACAAAATCCGAAAGTATGCTTGAAATTGGGCCAACACTGATTGCGTTAATTAATTTGAAAACATTCGAATGAGAAGGAAGTATGTCTCTTAAATCGCCTTCTTCCAAATAGTAATCAATAGCATACTCTAGCCTTCTAGGGCTAACCTCGTTTTTTATTTTCTCTGGCAAATCATCCCACCATCGTAATGCCGGTTCTGCTATGTTTTTGCCATATCTGTTTACAAACCACTCTTTGTTTGGTTTGTATTCAAGCACAAATTTTACATGGAATCTATCTTCTTGTGCCGGATCTATTTTTTCCACATCATATTCTTGGTTTTCATCAAAAGGGTTCATAGCCGCCCAAACCACTTTTAGATTTGGGAATTTATTTCCATTTATGCTTTTGAATTGCTGTAATTCCATAATGGCGTTTCTGACCTTTTTATGAGAACGATTATATTCATCGAAGAACAAAGCCTCTATTGATCCGTTTGCAAATTCTTTGGGCTTTATCAGATCAAGGTACGTTCGATCTTCTTTTTGATTTAAAGCATGATTCAAAACTTTTTCTGCATCTTCATTTGAAAGTTTCCAATTTGAAGATATCCAATTGGTTGCCAACTTAGCATCTATTTTGCTTAGCTCTTTTATTGTCTTAAAGCTTTCCGGCAAAGAATTTTCTGTCTTTTCTTTCGGTATTCCTATGAAATCAACCCAAGGATCCATGGTTGCACCGCTAAAGATTTTGTATTTTATTCCATTTCTTTCAAAAGCATCTTTTACAATTGTTGTTTTTCCAACTCCTTGTTTTCCTATAAATAAAACATTCTTACTTGTTTTAATCCAGAAGTCCAGCTTGCTATTGGTCAATGCTAAATTAGACATATTCAATCAAAAGGTTAAAGTTAAAAGACACCATTTTTGATCATTTTAATCTAATTTTTTTGCTTTGTAAATAGGAGATTAGCTGTATATTTGAAGAGGCAGCTTATCAGAAATAAAGGTGTTTTCTCCGAAATTTAATTCAAACCAAACATTGTATATTCCTTCATCGATTTCTGAAGTGTCCAAAAAATAGTATGCGAATCCTTTTTCTCTGTAGCTTATCAGCTCATTGTCTATAATCAGCCTTAAGTCTTGCTCCGCAGGCACACAATCTCCACAAGTTATTTCCATAGAAAGCTTAATGTCTGAAACTATTGCCAAATTTTCGTAATATCTCAGAACATCATTGCCGGTTGGAACGTTTGGAACGATTTGTATTGCTATGTATCTTTTTGAACCTTTTCTTATTTTGTTTGGACTTATGTTAAAGTTGAAATCGTATATTGGCGGAAATGGCGTTGTAAACCATAGGTCTGCATAAATTCTAAAAACATTTTCTATTTTAGATGGATCGCATTTTTCATCTTCAAAATTAATCGTCCAAACATCTTTATAGTATCCTATTGTGTAAAGCGGATCTATGGCTTCTACTTCTACATAGTATTGCCCAACATCTTCTTGTTGTATGGAAGATCCTGTTATGGTTTGAACCAATCTCAATCCCTCTGGATTGCTAGAAGATCTTAAATTTGGATCGTAGAAAAATATTTCTACCTTTTCTATGTCTTGCACATTGCTTCTATTATTGCTGTTGTATGTGAATAACCTAAGCTTAATTGTGTCGCCACAAGATGGGTTTTGATATCTTTCTTTGTTTGCCATAATTGTTATCTCTTCCGCCTTGCGGCTTCGATTGCCTCTTCTTCTCTTTCTTTTTGTTCTATAAATTTATTCAATACAATTCTTCTTAATTTAATTGGCATCGACATTGTTTTTTCCCAGTCTTGATGCAAGTGATACAAAAAGAAGAAGATATCGTCAGCTAGATTGTTGTAAATTTCTAAGCTTGACTGTTCTGCTTCTTCTTTTTGGGAAAGAAAAAATTTTGATCACTCGGTAGCTCCTGTTTGAATTCGCTGTAGCAATTTGGACAAAAAACTTCGATTTCTGTTTCCACTCCGAAAGGAGGTTCGTTGACGCAGTTTCTTATGTGATTGATGTCATCCACAGGAAGATTCTTTATTAAAATTTGTATTTCATTTTTATTCGTAAGATCTCCAATGTTGTTTACCAACATGGCCAACCTGTAGTGCAAAGTATCGTCTAGGGCTTGATCTCCAAAAGCTTTGGTCCTTCTTTCTCTGTGATCTGATATATCTTGATCGTCAAAGCCAGTTGAATATCTGTATGTGAATGGAATTTTTGTTGTTGGCAAGACATCTTGCAATGACACATCGATGTCTTCTGGACATGAATTCACAGCCAGTCCACTGAGGTCTATTATTGTCGAAAATTTCTTATCACATTCTTCGCAAGTGAGTTCGACATCCAATCCACTCGAATAAGAAATGCCTCTTAAGTAAAACAACAAAAAAGCTCTATCTGCTGATAGAAAGTTTTGAGGCTTATAGTTTTCTTTGATGCATTTTTCAAAAATCATATCCAAAGCTATGCCTTTTTTGGCAAATCTTGGTTGTGCTAAGATCTGTTCTTCTTCTCCTGTCATTGGCCTAATATGCAACACTCCATCTGTTGGCCCTTTTATTCCATCATAAAATTTTCCTTTTGAAGGTAGAACTATTTTTTCATATACGTTTGTTTTGCTTTTGACTGCTTCTAAAAGTTCTTTTAAATTTCCACTTCCATAATTTATTTGTTGTTGCACTTCATGCTGCTGTTTTCCTAAATTGGCAACTTTGTTTAATTCTTCTTGGAATTCTGGAGGTATCCTTCCTTTGATTTCAAGACCTGGAGTTGTTTGATCCACAAATGAATCTTCTGGTTTTCTAGGTCTAAATGCAGTGTTTTCGTCAGACATTATTTATTTCTCCAAAATTACTTGTATAATGGTGTTAAACATAAAATAGTAATATGATAATAAATTTTAAAAACATAGAAGATATCGTTTTTTACGACCAATCTGTAAAAAAGAAAATGCCAGAATTTACCCATTTATTTGATCAGTGGAAATTATCTCAACAAATCTATGGATTAAAAACCCTTGCAAAAAGAAGTGTTTTTGAATTTTTGAATTCCTTAGAAGAAAAGCACATAAAAATATTATCAGAGCATTTTGGGGTGGATGTGCAAATAGAGAAAATCGATCACAGATTGGTTGTAAACACAGATATCGATTTAAAAGCAGAAGACGATCAATTTTGCAAATATTTTGGATATTCTAATTTCTGCATTACTAATACAGATAAAGGGTCTTTTATCACTTTTTGGAGATGAACAATGCAAATTGAATATTTAATACTTTTCATTTTATGCACTATTGGTATGTGCAATATAATCGTAGACAGCAGTTTGATGGAGCCTGCAAGATCTGCTTTCAAAAATCTAATGAATAAAATTAAACTCCCAAAGCTTGCAACTTTAGTGGATTGCTACATGTGTTGCGGTGCTTGGTGCGGTTTTTTAATGGGATACATTTGGATCAGCGAAGACTTTTTAAAAATTTTTGCATGTGGATGTGCAGGATCTTTTGTGTCTCACTACGCAACCATTCATATAAATTGGGTGGAAGCAGCAACAATTGTAAATTTGCCAGATGAAGAATAATGGAAATAAAATATAAATTATATTGTTTGAATTGCCACAACACTAGGTATTCCAATGGCAATGATATAAGCGATTTGACAGAAGTTCCAATATCTAAAATCTTTGGTTCAATATCAATTTTAGACAAAAATAATAAAATTGTTAAATCAGATCCTATCGATAGACCAAAAAAAATAAAATGCCCTAAATGCGGCCATATTTTTAAAATAATAAAAATACAAAAAGAGGAAAAAGATGAACAGGCCAATAGCTTTGATGGAAGTTAAATCAGCTTTGAAAGACCAAAGATTCCGTGATCAACTCCCGTTGGAAATCAACGCAGATTTGCAAAAATATTTACAAAATCCATCATGTGCTTGCAATTTGGGTTTTTATAAAAAATTGTTGTCTGAACACAAAGGTCTTTTGGAAAAATATTATCCTGGTAGAAAAGTCGCTGACTTAGAAGAAGAAACAAAAAAGCTAGCAGAAAATCATTTTTCTGTAATAAATTGCAGCACCAGTGAATTGGAAGAAAAGCTAAGAAAGCTCCCTAATGGAAGAAAGCAAATAGCAATAGCCAGATATGAAGATACGGTAACTGTTGTGATCAACGAATTGGATTTAGTGTATTAAAATTACAAGTAGTTTCCCTATATATAGTAATCGGAGGGAACATGACAGACTATAAAGAATTGCTGGATTCTACGCCTATCGGAATATGGAGAACGAATCAACAAACAGGTGAGTTAATTCATCTAAATAAATCGGCTAAGAGGATTCTTAGTTTGTTAGATGTTCAAGACATTCAAGAAAAAAGCAATTATCTAAGCTGCCTTGATAAAGAGTTTTTAAAAAAACTAAGCCATCAAAAAGAAGTGAATAATTATAGATGTTTGATAAAAGATAAAAACAATCGTGAAACACCTGTTTTGATCTCCGCTAAAATCAATCAAGAAGAAGGGTGCATTGATGGAACGATACAGGAGTGCCCTTATTATATAAATTTAGAGAATATTATTAAGCCGTATGCTAAAAAAATGACAGCGATAAAGCAGTTCCTTTCAGAAAAACTCAGCGAATCTGTTGTTTGTGAGAATAATACAATTTAGTTGATTCAATTATTTTGTTGCAAGATTCTATCATTTTTTCTGGATATTCTTTGTATTTTGATAATTCTATCGGGAATTCATCATTGTTTAATCTAAATTCTCCCATTATTTTTGCGTTTTCGTATATTGAAATTGCTCTCGCATAATCATTTATAGAGAAAAAAATATCTCCATATAAACACCAAAATTCTGCCATTGTTGGCATTTTTGCTAAACACGCAATTAAATGCTTGCCAGCTTTTTGATGCTCTTTTTTAATGTAGGTCAAAACCATTGCTAGATAATAATTAAGCATATAATATGGAACATCATATTCTTTTTGTTGATGAATATACATTTCTGCTAAGTTTATAAAAGAGTCCCATCTTTTTTCTGTTAAATGATAACATGCTTTGTAATACAAAGGAGAAGTGGATAGTGGGCTTTTCTCTAACCAGCAATCTATGTCTTTTTCTTTTATTTCATCGTTTTTGCCTACGCATAAAAAATAAACTGGAATTGTGTCGAAAGCTCCATGCAAACATTCGTAGACTGGATTTTTATACCGCAGATCTTTTTTTTTGTTCCATAATCTAATTTCTTTTGAAATCATATCGTTTTGCAAAACATTTACTTTATATGCATTTTCTGTGGAGTTTATTAGCTGGGGCATAAGTTCTTTGCCGCTTATAATGCTTTCCCAAGGATTTATTGATAAAATCCATTCTGTTTTGGTTTCTTCTATCAAGTTGTTTCTTACCAACGACATATCGTTGTTTTTAGACACTTTTTTGATTTTCAAATTATATTTGTTGCACAATTCTATTGTGCTATCAACGCATCCAAGATCTGCTACAATTATTTCTGCATCTATATCTAATATGCTTTTAATGCACTTCTCTATTGTTTTCTCGTTGTTCTTCACCACTAAATGGATTGTTAGTTTTTTTATCATTTTTAAACTTTTTGTTTATGAGATTTGAAAAAGCGGCTTCTTCATTTTGCATTCCTGCATTTTTATAATATTCTTTTAAGTCTTTGTAAAACTTGACAGCATCAGGTTTTTCTAACACCAAAGAATAAATTTTATAAATATTCATATTTTATACACTATTATAATAAACAACAAACGCCATCAAATTAGTTGTGAATCGAAAGAATGAAAGAAAGATATCTTAAATAGTTTCATCATCATTAAAGGAGCTTGATGGCATCAGAATATTTAAACAATAAAACATTTGAAGTGTTGATCACAAGATTTCAAAAAGCTAAATTCGAACAAAATAAATATAAAATCTTTATAGAAGATATAAAATCTACAAATCAAAGGGTCTGCAAACGAGGGAAATACAAGCAACCGGAAGCTTGGGCAGCAAAAGAGAAGCATTTTGAAAAAGTAAACACAGAATACGAAGATTCTCAAAAAGAATTGGCATTTGCTTTTTATACTTTGTCTCAAAATATTGTTAGATACGCAAAATTCAATTTAATAGATCAGGATGATGCAGTGCAAGAGGGTGTTATGATCTGTTTTGAAAAGATAGATCGATTCGATCCAGAAAAAGGCAAAGCATTTAACTACATGACAACCTGCATACTCAATCATTTTCGTCAATTGTATAGAACTGCTAGAAACTATAACGATCTTAAAAAGAGATATTTAGACTATATTCAATTGCAAATGGATCAACATTCTCCCCCCAATAGATCAAAGGGTATATATAAAAAACACAATATTTCTCATGGGGATTGATTGCATATAAATTATAATATATAACTCTATTAAGTTGGCCAAGCATTGTGTTTGGCCTTTATTTTATGGCTCAAATATGCAATACAATAATTGTTTTAATCAAATAGAAAATCAAGAATTAATACAAAAATTAATAGATAGCGGATTTTCCGAATTTGTGGATGCCTTTCTTCTTAATGAGAAAAATGTTTACACAAAAAAAGGAAGATTAAATAAGAGTGGTGCTTGTCGTGTTCTAAAATGCAAGCCAAAAGAATTAGATGATATGATGCAAAAATGTCAAGAACTTCTTCAAAAAGATTTGAACTTTAACCCAGTTCAAATAGACGATTCAGAAGAAGACGAGTGAATTTTTTTAAAAAGCTCTTCTTTCGGCTTGACATGGTTCTGAGCTACTAGGGCTTATTAGATAGGCCCTATCGTATCTTAATGTCAAATTGCAATACACAACATCGTTTGATGAATAATCTAATTCCCCCATATCTACGACTTGAGCCCAAATATTTTCTATAGTCCATTTTTCTATTTCTTTTCCTACGCCATCATATAATGTTAAAAAAGCCTGTTCTATTTTAAATCCCTCTAGAGATGGCTTTAAAGATCCAGTTTGTGGATTATACATTTTTTTAACCCATTCAAGTATTGGATGATTATCTTTCCTGATATCAAACAATGATATGTTTATGGGTCTAAATGAAACTTTTCCTGGGAAAAAAATTGTTTCTGTTATATGCTCGGCTTGAATTTCTTTGAATTCAAAAGAAGGTCTCCCAGACCTTGAAGCAGGCAAAGCATTTATCTCTTCTCCAATTATATTGGATATAGAAAACTTCCATCTGTATTGTCTTTTAAAACAAGATGCTCCAAAATCGGCCCAGCTAAATCCCATGGTGGTTTCGTTCGACATTTTATCCTCTATTCAATAAAACAAACCACATAATTAATTATGTGGTTTGTTTTAATTTAGTATTTTATTTTTTTAATATTAACAACCAGCACAAATTGGTTTGATTTCTCCACCACCTGGGCAGAACATTTGATATCTAACATCATGATATCTAAATGTCACTGAAACTGTGACTTCTTCGTTGCTTGAAAAATCAAGCTCTCCAAAGTTCAATGTTTTTGGCCACATTCCCAATATTTGCCATTGCTCCATAACTGATCCGCACCCGTCATAAAGCTCTAGATTTCCAACGCCAGCATAACCTACATTGGTTGTTCCATCACCCATTTTAGAGGCTTGCGTATAGGTTCTGCCACCAAGCCAACCAGGAATACAAACCTCTTATAGAAGATTGTCCGATGTTTCCGCCAACATCAAAATACACAACTTCCATTGTTTGGAATTCTGGCTTTCCTGGAATCCACATTTTTCCATGCATGTAGTTTATTTCTTGTTCTCCAATTTCTAAATTGGGCCTGCTAGCTGTTTTTACTAATGTTGGCGATATAATGCCGCCATTCCAAGACGCTCCAAAGGACCATCTATACTTTCTTTTAAAGACTGTGTTTGGATTGCTTAGTGTGTCTAAACCCATTGTTTGTTGTGATGACATGTTT